CTGCAAAAGGTATTTTTAATGCTTTTATAAAACCATCAACGGCCTGTTCATCAACAGTAACATCTTTTATTTTACTACCATCAACGACCTCAATATTATTATCTTTACACCACTTAATAATATAAGGGTATAATCCTGCATATATTTGGCCTGTTTGATATGAATATAATCTTATTTTTCCGTCCCACACTCTGTTTCTATATTGAGGCATAAACTTAAAACCTGGGACTTCAAATGTAAAGTATTCAGATAAATCTCTACGAATACCAGCTTCCGCCTCTATACTTAAATAGACTTCATTCTTTTTTTCTAATACAATATACTTTACTACTGCCATTGACTTCCTACAACCCAACCTACTAATGATTTTCTTGTGCCTTTTGTTACTTCACCTACTTTATGCCATATGTGGCTAGGAAATACAATCATAGTGCCTTTTTTTGGTTTAAACGATTCTACTATAACTTTATCTGGATTGGGGTGTGGTTGACTAATTCTAAAATCACCACCTTCATAATCATCATTTAAACATAATGTAAAACTTAACTTTCTTATCAAACCATTTCCATAAGGTTTTCTATGACTATCAATATGCCAATCATAATGGTCACCTATATTGTAAATCGAATATTGTAAAGGTTCAAATTCTTTTAAAGAAAAGTTCCAATTACTTTCATCATTTGCCAATTGAATAAGATTTCTTAAAGATGTTTGTAAAGTTTTATTATCCAACCAAGACACCTTAGAGCTTCTATTGTTATTATTGCCGTCTTTTATATTAGCTTCAGTAATATCTTTTGACTCACCCTCTGCAATAATACTATCACAAAAACTTTTTGGTACAATACCTTCTTTGATATGATAAATCTTTTCTAAAAACATTACACAGCACCACTAGTAAACCTACGCCAATCAATGGCATTTTTTATTGTAAATGTTCTATTTGATATTTGTCTGATTGTTCTATCGAGGTAATCAACAACAGTTGTTAAATATTCAATCTTTTGTTTACCTTTGATAAGGTCTTCGTCTGATTCAATATACTTATCAACATCTGTTCTTAATATTTTTAAGTCAAATGGTTTTTCTGCATATACTGAAGCGTCTGATTTGCCAGTATAATATTCCCATTTTTCTTTTTTAAGCTGTCTATAATCTGTTTCCGCTTTTGTCAACATCAATTTAAACTTTGTATAATGTTTCATATACTTGTTATGTAATTGAGGAGTTTTAAGGGATTCTAAATCTAGTTCAGTTTCATTTATGGCCAAATCTTTGTCGGCCATTTCTTGTAGTTTTTCTAAATCCATAATTTATCCATTATTAATATTTCATACCATTATATCACAAAAACCTAAAAAAGTAAAGGTTTATTATGAAGTTGTAACAGTAGTTGCCGAAGCGCCGGCATTTGCAAAATCGTATCTATTATAATTAAAAGTTACACTTGCCGTTAAATATTGTACATCAGCTGCTTGTTGGTCATATTGTAATTCACCAATAGAAACTGGATACAAATCTCTAAATCTTATTTCTTTAATAGGGTTGTTTTTACTTGTTAATACTATCAAAGTTGCGTCTGAAAATAAGGCACCTTGACTTGGTGCACCATATTTTACTTTACCTGGTTCAGTTGAAACTGCATTATCGCCACCAGGAAATCTATCACTTCCAGCGGCAGCGGCGTCTTTGTATTCTCCATAACTTTCTGGAAAACCAATACCTCTTAACCAACCATGTATTTCTTCAAAGTTCTCTAAATTTTCATCAACCAAAAATGTCATTGTTAAACTACCATATGAAAGTGTAGTACCAGGCATAGGTACATCTACAAAGGGTGTAGGCTGTCTTACTTCACTAATTGCTAAAGATGGTACATTTACTTGTGTACAAAAATATTCTACTTTTGGTAGTTTTGTAATTTGAAATTTAAACTGCGTTGGTGACGCATAATCTAAACTTGTTGGTTGTCGTGCAAAACTATTTGTTGTTGTCATTGTCGACCTCTTTCCACTCTTGTTCCGTGGCTAATTTTTCTAGTTGTTTTTCTTTTTCAGTTAATACTTCTCTTTGCATTTGAATATCGTTTATTCTTTTTTCAAGGTATTCTAAAGCGTTTTTCTTGTCAGGATATGTGAAATAAGCAAGTAAAAATAATGCACCAGCAATACCAAATATCCATGAATATTGTATAAACATTTTACCCAATCTCTTATTTCTTCTCTTTTTTTTCATATAAACTATTTATCCAACCTGGAAAAAGGCCAAAAAAAAGGGCGGATAAACCGCCCTTTTTCGTATTTCTGTATAAACAGATATTACATTAAGTTCGCAACTTGCGTTCTTTGGTAGTATCTGTTAGCGTTAGCAGAACCAGCACCGTTAATAACAGCAGCATCACCAGTTCCAGCTTCAGCAAATGGGTTTGCTTGTAAGCCGTATCTAGTTTTGAAACCGATTTTCGGTTGGAAAGTGTCCTGACCAACTGCTCTTACCATTTGTAGTGGTACATATGGGCAATAGAACATACCAGCGTCATAAGGTGAAGTACCTTTGTAGCCAACTACATAGTAGTGAGCACTTGCTGAGTTTGCACTATATGGATCAATGTACACTTTAAATCTACCGTTAAGAACACCTGCAAAAGTATTACCTGTGTCATCAACATTTAGATTGTTGTTAAGAGCTGGAGTATAGTCTAATACACCTGCCATTTGTAAAGCACTAGCAACATCAGCTGAAGTAATGATAATGTTACCTTTACCTCTTCTTGTTCTTTGTGCGATTCTGTTGGCATCTCTTTCAAGGTTAAACATAAGACCTTTGAATCTTTCAACAGACCATCTGCCGTTAGAGTCAGTATCAAGGTCAAATACACCTGCTGTAGTCACATGACCTGCTGGTGAACCTTTTTCTGCGTTTGTGTAAATTGTTCTTACAACTTCTCTGTTGATTTCAGCTAAGATTTCAGCAGATAAGATATTTGCAAGTTCAGTTTCAGCGTCTAAACCATGGATTGCTTTTAAGTCTTGTGCAAGTTCCATAGTGTATTCTGCTTTAAGAGCTCTTGACTTAGCAGTCACAGTTGATTTCTCAATTGAGAATGCCATTTCAGCAAATGAATTACCACTTGCGTCACCTAATGCTTCAGCAGCCGCTGTAGTCATTGCTGTACCAGTTGTGTATGTTCCAGCAGGTGAGTCGTTAAGAACCTCAGGATTTGTTCCTGAATGAGCAGTTGATGAGAAACCATCAACAGATGAACCGGCTTTGTTTCTGCCTGAGAAATCTGTATCAGCTTCGTCAAATAACGCTTCTGTTCCGTCCTGTGCGTCATATCTGCTTCTCATAGCAAATATTAAACCAGTTGGACCAGTCATTGGTTGTACGCCAGCAATATCGTAAGCGATAAGGTTTGGCATAGCTCTTCTTACTAATGAAATCAAAATTGGATCCCAATTAGAAATAGAAGCACCAGTTGAGTTAGTTGGAGCAGCTTCGTTTAAGAAAGCAGCGTCCTCTTTCATTGCACGCTCTTGGTTTTCCAAGATTGTAGCAGTAACAGCTCGTCTGTAAGAATCACCGATTTTTGGTAAATCTGCGTGTTCTAGGACTGGCTGCCATTTTTTTTCGTGGGTTTCAGATAAGTACATATCTTCTTCTCTCCTCTATTAGATTTATTTCGACAACTTAATGTCTTTTGTTTTAGTAATAGCGGCGGTATAAGCAGCCATGCTTTTTGATAAATCTACATTTTCAGTTGATTCACCAACCGCTACATCATCAATGTCAGATGAAGCTTCTTTCTTAGCACCGAAATAAGACTCTTTAATTGTCTTAACCTTTGCTACAAAATCTTCTTCATTTGTATATTCAACCTCTTCGGCAAGTTTGTTGAATTTCTCCTTAGCAGTATCAGCTAAATCTTCGCTCATATCTTTTACAATAAGAGCTCTGTTTTTTTCTGATTTTACTTTGTTAAGTTCAACATTCTTTTCGATTTCTTCGTTAAGTTTCTTTTCTAACGATTCAATCTTTGAAGCTTGGTCTTCTAGTACATCATATTTTTCGTCTGGGACTGAAATATAATGCTCTTCAAAAAGTTTCTTCATACCAGAAATGAAATCTTCAGCAATTTCGCCTTTAATTCCACGCTCAAGAGCTAATTCGTTTTCTTTCATCCACTCTTCCACTACATATGCAAGGTAAGAGTCAACTTTTTCAACTAATTCGCTTTTTGCTTTTTCTGATTCTTCTTTAAGTTTTTCTTCGTATCCAGCGTGCATTTTCTTTTTAGCTTCTTTAACTTTTGAGTTAACAGCAGCTTCAAATATTGTTGCAGCCTTCGACTTAAATTCTTCGGACAAATCTTCGTCTTTGACTAAAGCGTCAACATCAGCTGAAACATCAATTGTTTCATCTTCAGTTTCTTCTTTTTTGTAAGAAGCTTTCATTGGCTCTTTCATATCTTTTTTCTTGTCCATGTCAGTTGCCATTTCTTTCTTCTCATCTTCGTCTTTAGACGCTTCTTTGATTTCCTCAGAACCTTCCTCGACAGTTTCGTCTTGCTCTTCTTTTAGTTTTGGCATTGCGTCAGCAGCACCAGCACTTTTTTGTTGAGCATCGCCTGAAACTGGCTTAACTTTTTTTGTTGCGTCAGGATTAGAATCTGTAGGTTTTGTTACCGCTGTTCCTAAATCCTCTGCCTCATTGCTAAGGTGAGTAGGTTCAGCCGCTACAGCATTCTTTTTCGGAGCGTCAGCTTGTGGGTTAGCACTCGCTTCAGTCACTTCTTTTTCCAACGCCTCAATCTTTGTTTCTGTTTCGGCCATTTGAGAAATCTCCTCTATTTTTTAATTAATTAAAAAACTCTCGTTTTTTGTACAATTATATTTATAAAACTAAAGTTTTTTAAGAAACGATTCAAAGACATTTAGCTTAACTTCGTCTAATTTTCTCTGTTTCGCTTCTCTTATTTGTTGTTTCCAGGCTTCGATATCCCTTTCCACAAGTTTACCATTGTCCCATACCCACTCTTTACTCTCCATAATTCCTTCTACGAAAGCGTCTGGAGCGCTTGGGTCTGCAACAATGTCAGCCGCCGTTGCAAGGTAAAAGTCATCTTTTACATAGTTTGCACCGTTACGCTGAATTATTGACCCCATACCACGACTTGAAACGCCCAATTGAGCGCCCTCATCTATAAGACCTTTTACAATCTTACCGTATGGTGTGTCCATAATTTTTGCCTCACCAATAAAATTAGCACCATCTGGAGTTAGAGATGTAATCATGTGTGATACTCTCTCTAAATTTACAGTTGGACCGTCTGGATGTCCTAACTCGCCAAAGGCTCTTTTCTTGTTGATGAATTCTCTATTGTATCTTGCCACTTCCTGTTCCAAAATTTGTTTTGGATACACTCTTCCATTTCTGTTCTTCAAATCTGATTGAAGAAAGATACCTTTAATTTTATATGATTTTTTTCCGCCAGTTTCTTCTACAAGATACTCTGCGTTTTGAATTTCTTCCGATATTAGTTTCATATGTTCTCTCTTTGTACTAACTATTTATAAGGTTTTTTACCTAAACTCTACAATAATCGTGTAATTATCACCGTTTGCAAAGTTTTTCGTTGATAATAGTACATCTCCTGTTGGTACTGTTGCGTTGTTTGGTATCTCATTACCAGCTGGTCTTAAATCCCAATAACCATTTCCTGACAATGATAATGCTGTTGCATTTGTTGTTCCGTCCCAAATCAATTCTACTGCTGACTTATTATTAGCAGTATTAATAGAATACCATATCTTACTAATTTTTCGATTGCCGTCTTCACTCATAAAAGTTAGCTCTGAAGCGTCAACCTTTTTAACTAATGTTTCGCCAGTACCATCTGAGCTGTTTGTCAACTTGACTACAAACTTAACTCCAGTTGTATCTGCGATTGTTTGTGTTGTTACTATATCTGCCATTACTTGTATCCCGCTTCTTTATGACATTCAATTACCAAATTATACTTTGTAACTGTGTCATCACTATTTAAAAATATATCGCCTATTGCGTCTTTAACTTTTACCTCATCTGGTTTAAGTCCATAATTACCTCTACCAGATATAATTACTTTTTTAGATGTGTCATTCTTAAAAAAGACTGTCACATTACCTGTACCTAAAATCTCATACTGCATATTTGCAATTGAAACTTTTGGTTCACTTGTTGCGTCTTTACTATTTACAACATCAACAAGCTTTTGTTGAAACTCACCACCAACACCATTAGAGTTTACAATAATTTTAAAGTTATCATCTACTAACTGTGTTGTTGATATAGTCACTTATTAACCTCTTGGCGAACCAACAGCACTTGCTTTTGAAGTTCCGCAAGTAATCTTGTCAGTAGTGCCTTTTTCTATAATTACTGTATCGCCATCTTCCAAGTAGAATTGACCTAATTGTGTGTCATCTGTATCTAATACTGTTCCTGTAACATCACCTGTAGCAGTTATTCTAACGAAGTGAGCATTACCAAATGTATTAGCGCTTGGATTAGTAACGACATCTCCTTTAACTATAAAAGTCTGTGCCATTTTATTCTCCTAATTGTTCTTCTAACTCTCTATCAAAATAATCGTAAAGAGTTTTTGTGTTAATATTATAATGTTCGGCGACCTTATCTACAGCGCCTTCAAAAGTTTTAATTATATCGTCTGTATTATCTTTAATATTTTCAAAGATTTCTTTTACTGCGTCTTTCATTTTTGGACTTAAAGACCTAAAAGAATCCGAGTCGATATATAAATCTCTTTCAACAATATTACTGAGCTTCAGTTTCGCCATTACCTGCAATCTCTATCTCAGCTTTACCGTCATTTGCCATATCAGCACTTGTCTGTACTTGGCCATCTTGTGTAAATGTACCTGGTTCAGCAATTTCTGGTTTAGGGTCACTAATTGGTTGTGCCTCAACTTTTCCATTAAACAAATTAGCCGCTAACTCTTGTCTTTTAGCGTCCAAGGCGTCACCCATTTTATCTCTTAATGCACTTTTAAATGCTTCGCCGGCGTCTGCATTGTTACCAGCTTCCAAATTGTCAATAAATGCTTTTGTATTTTCTGACATAATTTATCTCCTATAAAGTTGTATCTGTAACATCAGCGGTCGGAGCAGATATAATACCATCATCAATTTCTTTTTTGATTTGATTATCAATATCTTCAATCTCTCTTTCGTTTTGTTTCAGAATGTTTTTTCTCACATATTCTACTGAATAAAACTTACCAATATAATCACGCATTTCATTTGCTAAAGCTAATCGCTCTCTCATCATTTCAGTATGTTTTAATTCTGCAAAGTGACCGTCTTGTAAGAAGTCATATGTAATACTTTCTCTTACAGATTGCCAATCTTCTTCATTAATAATACCTTTAAGAATTAATTGTGTTCTTAAAATATCATTAAATAATTCTGTGAATTTCTTTCTTAATCTTTGTACAAATTTTGTAAATTTAAGTTCATCTCTAGTTATTTCTGAGGCTCTACCCATATTAAAACCAGAGTTACTTTCTAATCTACTAACTGGTACATTCAATGAACGATATAGTTTACTTCTAAAGTATTCAATATCGTTAATTTCTCCTAGATTTTGACCGCCAGGCAAAGTAGTAATATCAGTACCTCTTCCACCTTCTCTACTCGGTAACCAAAAATCTTCCAACATTGACATATAGTTTCTGTCATCTCTGATTTCTCCTGTTGAGGCGTCATAAACAAGTTTATTTCTATATCTTGCCATAACATCTCGTAAGTATTGTTCAGCTTTTACTTTAGGTAAATTACCTACATCAATCTTAAATATTCTTCTTTCAGGTGCCCTTGCAATTCTGTAAATAACAGTTGCGTCTTCAATCATTCTTAATTGATTGACAGGCTTAATTGCTTTGTGCATATAAGATAAGACCATATTTTTAGTTTGGTCAATTAATCCTGACGGACAATAAGCAATTGTATCTGGTGCAATTTTAATACCACCAGATGTAGAGTTGATTACACCTTTTTCATTGAATAGATAATATTCAACAAACTCATCAACTACTGAAAGCATATTAGGACCTGTAACTCCTTCAGGTCTTTTCTTTCTTACTTCTCTAATTCTTTTGATTTTACGAGGGTCAAGGTATTTTAATTCTGTAATACCTTTTGTAGTAGCATTTCTATCAATAACTTTTTGATAAAAAATTCTACCATCTACATACCATCTTCTAAAGATGTCATGCCCTTTAGTGTTAAACTGCATAAGTCGTAACACTTCTTTAAATTCATTCTCAATTTTTCTACGAACATCTTTACCATAAGGTAAATTATTAACATTTACTCTTACAGCCTCTCTGTTTTCATTAGCCACAATTGCTTCATTGACAATATCTTCGATTGCCAAGTCGCACTCGGGGTGTAATGAAATTTCTCTATACCTTCGGATTAAATCAGCTTCAGTCTTGGCGGTACCTTCCATATCAAGGTACTGACCAAAATAGCCACCAGCGGCGATAGTTTGTGTACCATCATCCGCTGGAGCCGTTGTAAAGCTTTGTTTTGGATCCGACTGTTGTTTGAGTCGTGTTATAGAAAATCCAAATAGTTCAGCCATTATATTTTTCCTCTTTTGTTAGTAATACTTATCCGCTTAAAAATTAAGTGGTTGTGTTACTTTCAAAGTATTGATAACGGAAAGTGACGCCAAATTCTTCGACAGCCGCTTGCTCGTCATAGTTCAAATCAATCGCACCAATACCAGTTGGAAACAATCCTCTTAAAGTATAAGTTTTGATTGTATTTCCATTTCTGTCAAGGTGGTCAACAAATGCGTCAACTTGATAATCAACAGGATTTGTTAATCCTTCGTTATCTGACATATTGTTGATACCATTTTGCCATCTTTCAAAGGCGTTTCTTAACTTAAAGTTTGTATCGTTAAGAACCTGGATAGACCATTCATCAAATGTTCTATCACCACCAATGTAGATTTTTCTGCCTCTAAATGGTACTTCTACCACACCAACATTCATTGCTGGAATAGTTGTGCTTCTACATAAAAATGCTAAGTCTTCTATTTCGCCACCAACTTGAGCGTAACCAGGAAAAGGCATTGTCACCTTAAACTGATTACTTCTAGCGCCACCGCCAGCAAGTTTAGCTTTGAAGTCATTAATGTTTGCCATTTTTTATTTCTCCTCTACTAACCTGCTACTTCGTCAAACGAAACGCCGGTTCTTGTTGCTACGAATGATAATGTAATGAAGTTAATGCTTCTAGCAGGTTTTACAAAAATCTCTGCTTTGAATTCATTTCTATCAATTACATCACCTGTATTGTTAGTTTCATCACATACTACTAAAAAGTCTGTGATACCTCTACGACCTTGTACTTCTCTTAGGAAAGGTTCTACAATGTTTCTGAAGTTAGCTCTTGTAAATTCATCATTGAATTCAAACAATTGAAACTTCGCACTTGTTGAGATTGCCTTTTCTAAAGTGATAAACAGTCTTCTTACATTGATTCTATCAAAAGCACTTGGACTTGCAAGAGCAGTTTTGTCACCAAACAATACTGTTCCTTGTCCTGGGAAAGTAGATACTGGATTTACTCTCTTAGGATATAACTCATCTCTTTGTGTTTTTGTAGGATTAAATGCAAGTTTAACAGCGCCTCTTACAACACCTCTATTGAAACCTGCTGGTGAGAACCAACTGTCTGCAATAAGGTCTGTTCTAGCCGCTAAGCCTGCCATGTCACCGTTAAGTGGTACATATCTGTAAACATCATTGTATCTGTCGTACATATATTTGTAACCTGAATCAAAGAACGCATATGAAGAAGACGAAATGCTTGAATAAAAATCTAAAACATTTGACTTTTGCGTATTTGAGTTTGTTACATTTACTACATCACTTCTTTCAGGAGAAGCAAAGACAACACAGTCTTTTCTTGCTTCTGCAATTGTGATTAAGTTTTCAATATGTGTAGCGTCACATGGACCAGCAATGATTAGACCAACATCAACTGTTTCACTATCAGCAAACTTATCGTATGCGTCTTTTAGTTGACCAGTTGTTACAGTAGAACCGTTAGAACCGCCACTCATTGAGTCGCTAGTTGGAGCAGTTACACTTGTAAATGTTGTGCCTGAAGCTGCATTACCCCAGTTTGTACCATTAGAGTTATGTTTTGTCCAATAGATGTATTGAGATTTAGTGTAGATAACATTTGGATAATAGTTATCATTACCTTGTGGGTCTTTTGCGTCAGAAGCTTTAGAAAGTTTTGAATAAGTTTCTAAAATAGTTCCTGGTGCGCCTGAAATTCCACCGTCTTCGTCAACAACTACTACATGGATTTCATCTCCGCTTCCACTTCTATCTGAAGTCCAAGCTGATGTTCCTGGAGCGCCGTCAACAGCGTCATAATATCTCCATCTTCTTTTTATTCTTGCGTCATCAGCTACAGCTCTTTTTAAACCGCCAGTACCTCTAGGGTGTTGAACGATTGTTATTTGAGTTGAAGCGACAGCAGTTACTCTATACTTTTCTCCGTCATCAAAATCAGTTGCACCGCCTGTTGTTGAAAACTCAATAATGTCACCTACATTTAAGTAAGATGTAGCATCTGAGTCCATAGTAACAGTTGTGTCGCCAACAGCTAAGTCAGCTTGGTCAACTTGTTGTGAAGTTGTTAATGTTTCTTCATAAGCAGTCGCTGAAGGACAAGTAGAAACAAGTAAATTGTTTCCGTCTGTTCCAGCTTCTCTAGCAACAAAATCTGCGTTACCAGCGTTACCGCCTGAAGCATAATTATTTTGCCAGTCTTCCGTATTCTTTACTAAAACACCTGTTCCAGATGTTGAAGCATTTACAGCGGAAGTTTGGGTAGCTCGTACTACTCTCAAAGAGTTAGAATATTGTAAAAAGTTAGCAGCGCTGAAAAAGTATTCGAAGTTACTTGAATCAGGTTTACCAAAAGTTTCTACAAGTTCTTGTTCACTAGAGATACTTACTATTTCGTCTAAAGGTCCTTTGTTGAATGAACCAGCAACGGCCCCAATAGATGTTGAAACAGCAGGAATGATTCTAGTTAAATCTCTTTCCTGTACGAGAACACCTGGTGATACTTGAAATGCCATAGGTTTTCTCCTTTAATTAGCTAATTACCTTGTTTTGCATATTAAAATATTCAAACTTCGTATTATTCATACGCCCATATTCAAACTTTGTCATACAGATATTTATAAGATACTGGATTTACAGTCCTTTTCTGACTACGGGGTGCCAAACTGTACCATATTCGTCCACCTCAGATTTTAATTCATCTGGTGTACCATCATCTACAAAACCAAAAGGCGCCATATCTTGTTCAATTAAGGCAGCCTGTTCTTCGTATAGTTGATTTCTTATGTTTGAATTCGATAACTCTTTAAAATACTGTTGGTTTGACAACCAACCAAATATGACTAGACACATCATAAGGTCGTCATTACAACCATCCTCCGCCATCCAGGAGTTACCACGCCTACTAAATGTTGACATCTCCTCTATTAACTGAAAATCATTGATGATAAACTTGTCA